AAATACTTGATGTCGCCTGAGAACAGCATCTCCAGCGAGGTTCCAACATAGCCGCATTGTAGGGCGATCGAGGTGTACTGCGTGGTGATCTGGTGCTCCGTCTCGCGGCTGAGGTTGTAGATCCGGACCACCATGGTGTTTGGGATGTCTGTGTCGCACTGGCGAACGTAGAACCGGAAGTGCATCTGGCTCAGGTCGAGCCCTTTGCCGAGCTTCACATCGGCCACAATAAGGCCCACGACTCTTCCAAACTGTGCTCCGGTAGTGGCTGTTGCTGCGGCGGCCATGATGCTCCTGAAATTCCGGTTTCCGGAATTTACGCGATGAACGGGATGTAGTACATATTCGCCATTTGACCAAGATTATCTAGCGTGGGTGCAGCTAAAGCGTTGCCACCATTGCTTTGTACGATCAGGCATCCTGGGATGCCGAGATATTCAAGCTGGCCCAGAAGATCGACTCCAGTCACGAGTGGGATACCGCTCGCAAACGGATTACCGGATGAATCGATGATATCCATGACCCACGCGCCGAGCGGTACGCACCAGTAAACCTTAAGCTGGTAGGTCGTGCCGGAAAGATTCACGCTTAGGGTCTGGGGCTTTGCCACAAGCGGAATTTGATAGGAAGGAACCGCAATAGAGGAAGCCATTACACCCCCCCTGGAAAGTGCTGATGGAGTTGTGGAAGAGCAAGAGAGTTTTGGAAGTCATCATTGCTTGGCAATGGTGCCGATGGTGTTTGCTGTAGACCTTGAGGAGCTACGGAAGTGCCCGTTGAAGGATCAGCGACATTATTGGGGTCACTTTGCAGTGTGAAGGTCGTTGTCTGCACGATGATGAGCTGCGTGCAAACCACACGAATGAGTAGGCAGTTCTCGGTGTCCTTGTCGGTAGTGGTCGACAAGCTCTCAATGAGCATATTTGAATACTGACGCTTGCCGGTAAAGACGCTAAATGGCTTTTTTGAAAGCTTGAGGGAAAGGAACTGTTCGTAAAGAGTTTGGAGGCGCAAATATGCAGTGGTTTGCGTAAGACCTGCATCTGCAAGAGACGCGCCAGACCCTATATTTTGAGCCAATAGGGTAGATGTATCGGTACCCCCTCCAGTGCTGCCAGCAGCGAATCCATAGACCAGAGTGACCTCGTAGGGCTCGTCGACGACATTGTCCGAAGGTGTGGAGCCTCCCTCGACTGGATGCCGGGTGATGGTGCTACGGTCGACGTGCGCTTCCTCGACCACTGCATCGGCGATGATCATTTGGTTTGTTCCAGGAATTCCTACCCCAGTAATGCCTCGAAATACACTGGGAGGATTATTGCCAACAGCAGTAACGGGAGTTGACGGCTGTCTCGTAGCGAACGGGTTAGAAAATGCAGGCGAGAAACCGAAAGCGGACATCAGTAAGCTCCTGCGGCAGCGGCCACGTTACGCGCGAGGTCAGCGTTGGTCTGCTTTTGGCCGTTGAGGACATGCCGGCCGACGCTGGCTGGATCACTTGCCCCATTCACATGGATGTCGGTCTTCTGCTGGATCATGGTGCCGCGCGCCATTGCCGCATCGCCTAGTCGCCGGTCCAGAAGGGAAGAGCTAACTTTATCGGTTCCTGGGTTGTGCCAAATTCCATGCTTGTCCCGATAGCCAGCGTAGAGGGAAAAGTCTCCGGCTGCGGCATCGAGGTTTCCTGCGCGAAGGTGCTTCATGAGCGTAGGTGCGCCAGCAAGGCCTTTGCGAGTGTTGAACTGGAAGTCGGTAAGCGCCGCCATCCACCCGGGCGAGAGATTCATGCCCTTGGTCATGCGCGCAACTGCGGCAGCTGCCGCCGCGATATCTTTGGCTTCAAGCGCATCGGCTTCGGCAGCGGTCAGAGGGTGATCAAAATGCTCTCCAGGCTTGATCTTATGACCATGGCCGATAGTTGCGCTTCCACCCTCAATTGATCCGTAAGCCCGGAAGAGACCGTCCTTGCTTTGGCCGACCTCCCACTTATCGATGAATCCCTTGAGTCCCGACATTGCAGATCCAGCGAATCCCGCGATCTTGGCGTCGCCCTGCTTGTTGAAGTTCTCCAGCGCCTTCTCTACGGGCTTTGCCTTGTCTGCAATCTTTTTGATGATTCCACCCACTTGATCCTTATGGGTGAACAGCCAATAGAGCCCCAGCGCGGCCAGTACGGCCAGCACGACGGGGATGATGATCTCGGCCAGGCCAGCCACGCCCACAGCCGCCGCACCCTCGCCTGCAATCGCTGTCTCGCCGAGCGCGGCCTCGCCGGCGCCCGCAGCCCCGCGCAGGCCCAGCTCTTTGCCCGCGCTGCGCAGCAGATATCCAGCCATCTTCTTGAGGCCGATGCTGCCAAGAATCGCACCGGCCACTCCCCCGAATGCCGTCGTGTTGGGATGGGCGGAGAGCCAGTCAGCCCCCTTTGAGAGGGCGGTAACCAGCTTGTCGATTGCTGGTAGGAACTTGATCAGCAGAATGGTCTTCAAAACCTCGATGTGCTCGTCAAGCCGGGTCATATCCCGCTCGAACGCCGCCGAGCTGTTTGCGACGTCCTGGGGGTTGATCCCCGACTTGTCGAACATGCGCTTGCGCTCGGCCGCGGCTGCATCGTAGGCAGGAAGATTGTTCAGAATTTGGTTCAGCGTATCGCCGTCGATCCCGAAGTTGCTCGCGACCTGAATCGCACGGTTCCGGGGAAGCTTTGCCAGCTTGTGAATGAGCTGATTCTGTTCTTCGGCCACGTCCCCGGTGACCTTGACGCCGAGCTGCTGTAGACGCCCCTGCAGGAGAGGATTCTGGCGGATCGCGCGCGCCATATTGGCCAAGCCGGCCGCCGCAGCATTCCCATCGATCCCCACCATGCGCGCAGCGAACGAGTACGTCTGGAGGTTCTTGACGCTTGAACTCATCTGCTGGCTGGCGTAGTACAGATCGTCGAACTTGCCGGCCATCTGGACGACGTACTTATCGACCAGCGCCGCAGCAACGGCGACGCCCTCACCGATCGTGCCGATGGTCTCGACCGTCTTCTTGATGGTGTTTTCTATCTTGCGGTACTGCGCGTCGTCGACCTTGAAGCCGAGCGCGATCAGGTACTCTCGCAGAATCGTCGAGTCGGCCACCTAGTCCCTCCTCGGCGCTAACCGTTCTTGATTTTCAGACTGTACGTCGAGCGCATCGTTCATTCTGACTATATCTTCCAGGGTCAAGGTTCCATCGATCAGCGACTCGTACTTGCACATGCCGGCGAGTACGGGCCGCATCAGGATGTCGGTGCCATCTTGCAGGTGTGTCAGCCTTACGCTGCTGGACCCGCCGCGGATGCCTTCGGCAGGTCGGTAAGAAAAAAACCGATACCCAGGCTTTCCTTCATGACCACGAACGCGAGCTGCATCGTCTCCTGTAGCGTGAGATCCGCGAACATGGTGATGTTGGCTTTACGCACCGGAGCCCACGTCTGGCCCTGCTGGATCTGCGACACCGAGAGGCATTTATTGATCACGTACTCGGCGTCCTCGTCGGTCATTCGCGCGAAGGCACCCAGCGCGCTCGGGATGGCCTGCAAGAGAAGCCCGACGATCTCGGTCTTGCGATCCTCTGGGGTTCCTTCGGAAGTGTCGAGCCACGCCATCAGCGCAGGCAAAGCGCCGACGAGGATCGGGCCCATGCGTCGTGCGCAGTGCATAGTGGTCATTGTGTCGAGACGGCCATAGCGGAAGTTCCGCTCGCCTATTTTTACTTCGGTGAGATCCATGAGTGCCTCCGCGGCGATTATGCCACAGAAACTATCGCGCCGCCCATGGTGAAGGTCGCGCGGATGCACATGAACTCCCATTCAATGATGTTCGGCTCTTTGCCCCACGTGTTGCCGGGCTGCTTGCCGAACGCCACGCCGAAGCCGGACGCTAGATCTCCGGTGACCGGATTGGACACGGAGAGCGCGTTCTGCCCCCAATACAACGAGGACTGCGACTGCGCGTTGAACATCTGCTGGAGAGCAGCGTTCACTGGAGAGGTCTTGATGAGGCGAACCGTGGCGCGCGCTGCGCGGCTGGCAATCAGAGTGTGGAAGCCGGACCCGTCCGCGCCAATCGTCATGCGGTTGCGCTCGTCGATCGCTTCAAAGCTGATGCCCTCATCCGACGAGCCGGAGCCGTTGCCGAGCACGATCACGGCGAACGGCCCCGAGAGTACCGCGTGGACGTCGCTGAATGAGTAGGCTGCAAAAATCGGTTCCATAAAGCTCCTTACGGTACGAGGGTCACCAACACGGCGCAGGTGTTGATTGCGCCAGCCAGAAGCCCGGCGATTTTGATGGGAACGGCCGTGCGAGCCGTTTGCTGCGTAAGCGTGGCGGTGGCCACCGGCGGCGCATAGACATACGAGCCCGTCTCAAGGTACTGGCCAGACTGTAGCGAGCCGAAGTTGCCGCCAGGCCAGTTGCCTCCAGCGAGGTAGCCATTGGCAAGATACTGCGCGCAGATGGTCTGGCAGGCCGTCACCAAGACATGCATCCCGGCGTCGGTGTACCCAATCTTGCCAGGCGTCACAGCGGCGAGCTGGAAGGCTGCGAAGATGGCGGTCTGGAGCGCGATAGCGAAGTTGTCCGCGCCGATCACCGTATCGACAAACACGTTGGTGCTGCAAGTCGTCCCGTTGAGGAAGATGGGAGCGCCGCTTTGATCAGTGGCCGCATAGACGTTGCAGTTCTTGGCGGCAAGCGAAGCAAGCTGATTCGCGTTCAGGTTCGGCTCGGGGATCAGGGTGGGGCAGGTCTGCCACATCAGAGAGATCGCGCTATTCGCTGCGGCATAGTTCACCGTCAGGATGCGCGCCAGAGGGCTCGCCACAGCACACGCGTTGGTGCTGGAGTACATGATCATCGACTTCGTGTACGCAGCCTCCATGGCCAGGTACGCGAGGTCGGTGGTGCTCGTCGGAACGAGTGCACCGGCTTCCTGCGTGGTGACCCCGTAGAAGTGCTTACGGGTCGTCCCTTGGATGAAGCTCATCACCGCTAGGTGATCGGCGTCGGCCACAATCGACGGCATCATCAGCGCATACCAGTTTCCGCCGAAGTTTGAGTCAAACAGCGTCGCGCAGGCCAGAGCCGTCTCGGCGACTTGCCCGGCAACCGCGTAGGCTCCGGAGTTGGTCGCCGTGCATCCCAGCAGGACGCTGATGTCGGTGACTCCCACCCCCACCGCAGCGGTCAGGAGGCTCACTGCGCTGGCCGCGCCGGTGGTGGCAGAGGTAAAGACGAACTGGCCGTACACCGAGTTCCAGACGCAGGTCGCGGCGCCAGCAAGGGCGGTCGTGATCGCTGCGGCAACACCATTGAGGTTGGTAACGGCCGAGAGGTTGATTCCGACGATGTGCTCGACGGCGCCACCATCGATGTGAACGGAGAATCCGCAATCAGCGCCAGCGCCGGTAAAGTTCGTGATGAGCTGCTGCGCGGCGGTGAGGGGCGCGCCGATGAGCTGGCCGGCGGCGGCGTACTCCGCCCAGCGTCCGATGAGGAGCTGCGGCGGCTGAGGGGACTGTGCAAAGAAGGGGGTAGCGGCAGCGTATTCTGGTCCGCCCGTCCCAAAGTCGGCAGCGACGGCAGCGAGGCTGGTGTAAGTGCGGTAGCGCTGAGTCAGGTCAATCACGGTGTTATTCGTGACGACGAGCAGATTGGTCGTGTTCTGACCCTGCGCCGGTGAGGCAGCAAGGGATATCTGGACATTGATCAAGCTGCCAACGCTTACCATGAGGCCTCCGCCTATTCGGGGTTCACAACCGTGAAGCTGCTAGACCCAGTTCCGGTGGCGACCGTGACCTGCACGCTCTCCAAATCCTGCACCGGATATCGCAATGATACTGCCCTACGCAAGCTCACCCGGATGTCGTTACGGCGCACCCATTTCTGCTTGATTTTCTCAGGCGCGGCGATGGGATCGCCCATCGATCCGAAGCGGATTCCCTGAGCGGCGAGCGGCCACAGGTTCTGCTCCACCTTGGTCGCGCCGGCCATCGCGGTAGTTACAGCATCGCTATTCGGGCCGTAGATGATGCAGTCGACGTCCAAGCCCTCGCTGCGGAACACAAGTTCATAGGCTGGTGCGACTGGATTGGTCGTCGCGGCGAAGTGGGTCACGAACGCATCGAAGTCGCGCGCGCGGCCGCGAATTCCAAACTCCATCCACGTCACATTGTTCGGCGGAATCTCGGGAGGCTCCTGCTGCCAGCGCGGACGCACGTATTGACCAGGCAGCCCTGTGATGCCCACGAGCCACGACTGAATGAAGTCGGTGAGCGCGTCGTCGTCCAGAACGCCTGGCTGGAGCGCGGCGAGATAGGGGAGGGAAGGAGCGCTCATCGGCGGGCCACCGGAACATCAGCTATCTGGTCAGAGGTGCACGTTGCCTCAACATAGCCGCGGCCAAAA